TCCTAATGAAGTACCAGATTTATACGAAGCATTTTACAAAAATACATCTCAATTTGAAGAACTATACGTTAAGTATGAAAAACGTAAAGACCTAAGAAAGAAAACAATGTCGGCTGAAGAAGTATTTAAAGCTGGCATCCTTAAGGAGCGTACAGATACAGGTCGCATCTATTTGGTGTTTATTGACAATGTTATGAATCAAGGACCATTTGATCCTGAGTACCATACCATTTATCAAAGTAACTTGTGCTGTGAGATCTTATTACCAACCCGTCCATTTAAGAGATTAGACGACGAGGAGGGACGCATAGCGTTATGTACACTGGGATCCATTAACTGGGGTGCGTTCCGTAACCCAGAAGACATGCGTAGAGCATGTCGCATATTACAGCGTAGTCTATGTAATATCTTAGACTACCAAGACTTCTTGTCAATACAAAGTAAACTGAGCAATGACGAGATTCAGCCATTGGGCATTGGTGTTACTAACCTAGCCTACTGGCATGCCAAGCGTGGATTGAAGTACGGTGAGAAAGATGCACTAGCAGAGGTAAAGTCATGGATGGAACATCAAGCCTATTATCTAACCGAAGCTACCGTAGAACTTGCTAAAGAAAGAGGTGCTTGTCAGCATAGCTCACATACCCGATACGGCAAGGGAGAGTTTCCTTGGGAACATAGAGCAAATGGTGTAAATGATTTAACTGATTTCACTCCAGAACTTGATTGGGAGTCTCTACGTGCAGAAATGAAACAACACGGTGTTCGAAACGCCACACTAATGGCTATTGCTCCTGTAGAAAGTTCTAGCGTTGTTATTAACTCAACTAACGGAATTGAAATGCCTATGAGTTTGATTAGCACAAAGGAATCAAAAGCAGGATCATTTACACAAGTTGTACCAGATTATCATAAGTTAAAAAACAAATATCAATTAATGTGGGAGCAAACTGATTGTGCCGGATATCTTAAGACTGCTGCTGTGTTGGCTGCTTATGTTGATCAAAGCATTAGTACTAATACTTTTTATAATCCTGCTCATTTCCCAGACCGCAAGGTACCTACTACATTGATTGCTAAAAATTTAATGCAAGCACACATGTGGGGAATTAAAACATTCTATTATAGTTTGATTAATAAACAAGGCGCAAAACACGAAGACAAAACTCCAGAAGTTCATTACAATGGATTTCATGAAAGAGAAATAGAACCCGATTATGAAGATGAAGACTGCGAGGCCTGCAAACTATGACATTTAGTTTTATTCGAAATGTACTCAAAGAAGGTAAAGCTCATAAATTAGAAATTGAAAGTCTTCCTTACGATTCTAATGAACTAAATCCTGCTATATCAAAAAATACAATCGAATATCACTATGGTAAATTAGCCAAGGCTTATGCTGAAAGATATAATGCCGGTGAAGGTGATCCTGACTTTAACGAAGCTGGAGTTTTCCTACATAACATTTTGTTTCAACAATATCAAGAATATAATTCTGCAAATAAACCTACAGGAAAATCTTTAGAATTCATTGAAGAGCATTTTTCTACATTTGATAAATTTAAAGAAGAATTTTTTAAAATTGCCATGAGCATTCAAGGCAGTGGGTGGGTATACTTAACTAAATCTGGCGAAATTAAAACAATAAAAAATCACGAAATAAAAAAAGATATTTTAGTTTTAGTCGATTGGTGGGAACATGCGTGGGCATTAGACTACCAAGCAGACAAGAAAAAATATTTAGAGAACCAATGGAAAATCATTAACTGGGAGAAAATAAATGGCTTACTCAGACAAGGTTATTGATCATTACGAAAATCCACGTAACGTTGGTAGCTTTGATAAAGCTGATCCTAGCGTAGGTACAGGCATGGTCGGTGCACCTGCTTGTGGTGACGTAATGAAGCTACAAATTAAAGTAGACGAAACCACAGGAATTATACAAGATGCCAAATTTAAAACGTATGGTTGTGGAAGCGCGATTGCGTCGAGTTCGCTCGTTACTGAGTGGCTCAAAGGCAGAACGCTTGACGAAGCGCAACAGATTAAAAATAGCGAGATTGCTACTGAGCTTGCCCTTCCCCCTGTTAAGATTCATTGTTCAATACTTGCAGAAGATGCGATCAAAGCGGCCGTAAATGATTACCGTAACCGACACAGCCAAAACTAAAATCAAACACCTGCTTAAGAATAGAGGCAAAGGTGTGGGAATTCGACTAGCAGTTAAAACTACTGGTTGCAGTGGTTTGGCATATGTGTTAGAATATGTAGACGAGTATGAAGCAGAAGTTGGCGTTACAAATTTTGCTACAGATGATTTTGTAATATTAGTAGATGCAAAGTCGTTAGTATATCTAGACGGATTAACTATAGACTGGGTAAAAAATGGATTAAATGAAGGGTTTGATTTTGTCAATCCAAATGAACGTGACCGTTGCGGTTGCGGAGAAAGTTTTAGAGTATAATAATGAGTAAACAACAATATAATTTAAACACAAAGACAGACTACTTACATCGTAAGATGTTTTTGGATCCGGCTGGACCAGTTACAATTCAACGATTTGAAGAAGTTAAGTATAACAAGATTGCTGACTTTGAAAAAACAGCACGTGGCTTCTTTTGGGTGCCAGAGGAAATCAGTCTAACCAAAGATGCACAGGATTTTAAAGAATCAAGTGATGCAGTTAAACATATCTTTACGTCTAACTTGTTACGTCAGACAGCATTAGATAGTTTGCAAGGACGTGGTCCTAGCCAAATCTTTACACCTGTTGTAAGCCTGCCAGAACTAGAAGCTCTAGTCTACAACTGGACATTCTTTGAAACTAATATTCACAGCCGTAGTTACAGCCACATCATCCGTAACATCTACAACGTGCCTAAGGAAGTGTTTAACACCATCCATGACACTAAAGAGATTGTAGACATGGCATCAAGTGTTGGCAACTACTACGATAAATTGCATGTTCTAAACTGCAACAAAGAAGCAGGATTCCATGTTGATGAATTTGAACACATCAATGCTATCTACCTAGCACTACACGCAAGTTATGCCTTAGAAGCATTCCGCTTTATGGTATCATTTGCAACAAGTCTAGCAATGGTAGAGAATAAAATCTTTATTGGTAATGGCAACATTATCAGTTTGATCCTACAAGATGAATTGCTACATAAAGGATGGACTGCTTTCTTAATCAATCAAGTGGTCAAGGAAGACCCTCGATTTGCCAAGGCAGCACAAGACTGCCAAGAAGAAGTAATACAGATCTATAAGGATGTTATTAAAGAAGAAAAAGAATGGGCAGACTATCTATTTCAGAAAGGCCCTGTCATTGGATTGAACGCAAACATTCTTAAAGACTTTGTGGATTATACTGCTTCTGTATCATTAAAAGAAATTGGAATTAAATATTGGGCATCTGCACCAAAAACAACACCAATTCCTTGGTTCAATAAACATAGCGACACAAGTAAAAAACAAAGTGCGTTACAAGAAACTGAATCAACAAGTTATGTAATTGGTGTTATGTCAGATGCAATTGACTATTCGGAATTACCGACTATATAATCATGTATAAAGTTTTTTATAAAAAAAGATCGCCATATGAAAATTGGCAAGCAGTTGGGACCTATGGTTCAGAGCAATCAGCTATCGCCGCAGCAATGAATAAGAAAAAACAAGGAGCATTGCTAGTGCGTGTAACTGATAAATCTGGAAGTGTAGTTTTTACAAATTAAAAAGGAAGTGTAAATGAAAGCGGTAGTATGGAGCAAATATCATTGCCCTTATTGTGATCAAGCAAAGGCATTGTTAACACAAAAAGGAATTCAGTTTGAAGAAAGAAAAATTGGAGATGGTTATACAAGGGAAGACTTGTTAGAAGCTGTACCCACAGCTCGAACCGTTCCTCAAATCTTTTTAGATGAAGAATTAGTTGGTGGTTTCCAAGAATTAAAGAAAAGGTTAGAAAATGTTAATTGATAAAGGTGTATCAGAAGGTGAAGTTGTAACAATTAAAATGTCAACAGGTGAAGAGCTTTTAGCAACATATGTTGAAGGTACTCCAAATGGACATAAGGTTAAAAGACCTATGGTCTTGAGTGTTTCGCAAAAAGGTATTGGAATGATGCCTTATATTTTTACGGTACACCCAGATAAAGAAATTGTTTTTAATTCTGCAACTATTATGGCTCTTGTGCCTACAGAAAAAGATTTTGCAAACCAGTATCTACAAAGTACTACGGGGATTGCATTGGCTGGAGTTTAATATGCCAGGGATATCTAGAGTAGGAGTTGATGCAGCCGGAGGAACTATTGTAGGAAACCTTGCACCTACGGTTAAGGTAAACGGATCTCCTGTTGCGGTTAAAGGTGCTGCGGTATCTGGACACGGACGATCACCTCACTCTAGTCCAGTTATGTCGGGTTCTTCGGGAACGGTAAAAGCAAACGGCATTGCAATTTGCAGAGCAGGCGATACCGCCACATGCGGTCATGCTGCTAGCGGTAGCGGAGATGTGAAAGCAGGTTAATATGAAAAAGTTTTTTTGGAATGTATTAGGGTTTTTATCATTGGGGATGGCCTATATCGGAGTTGTTACTCCCGGTATTCCTTATAGTCCCTTTGTAGTATTTTCTGCCTATTGTTTTAGCAAGGGCAGCGAACGTATGCACAAGTGGATCTACAATCATAAGATCTTTGGACCGTTCCTTACTAATTGGAACGAGAAACGTGTGTTCCCACAGAAGATGCGTTATCTAATGTTTTTTATGATGAGTCTAAGTCTTGTGTTAATGTATACAGGAGGAGTAAAACCAATTGGAATTATCTCAACTGCTATCTTTATGGCCCTTGTGGCTGTTTGGGCTTGTCGTTATCCTAACAGCGTTGAAGAACATGATCGTAGAAAAGCTGAAGGAAAAAAAATAGGATGGATTAAATGATTAGGGGGAGTGTGCATCATGTCTGGCCCATTCCTCTTTATCAATCTCGGTTAGATCCAGTTGATCCTATTACCTATGCATATCTAGTTAATCAAGAATTTAGTAATTTTGGCGATGAAAGTTTTACACACTTGGAAACGCCAAATAGATTTTTATTAAACTTACCAAAATTAAACAAACTAAAATCTCAGATACAAGAGCATATAGATTATTTTGTTCACGATGTAATAGGAGCGAGCCGGAATCAAAAATGGGAAATTACAACTAGTTGGATTAACAAATCTTTCCCTAATGGTTATCATCCCAATCATTGGCATAGTAATGCATTAATTAGTGGTGTTTGGTATATGAAGGCTCCTAAGGATTGTGGAGATATAGAGTTTCATAAAGATCGCGGGCATACAAATCTTTGGCGTGATACATTTTGTATAGACTTTGAAAAAACCACAACCTATCAATCTCCTGTTTCTATTGAACCTGTAGAAAACGAATTGCTTATGTTTCCTTCTTTATTAAATCACAATGTTGCACAAAACAAATCTAAAGAAGAAAGATATAGTCTAGCATTTAATGTTTTTCCTCGAGGAATAATTGGGCAAGGCGGAAATAGTGAAATTACACTATGATGGATTATTCTGTTACACCCTTGTTCCCTGTTCCTCTTTACAGAACTCCGTTGGGTAGTTTAGAAAAACATATTAGAGAATTAATTAATACTCTTGAATTTGAAGAGATGCCTTCTAAAAACGGACATTACACCGTTAACAAATATATTTTAGATCAGGAACAATTTGCTCCGCTAAAGAAAAGAATACAACAGCACGTAGATAATTTTCTTTATGAAGTTTTGGGTTGCGATAAAAATTTACAATTTCAAATACAGAACAGCTGGATCAATAGACATCAATTGAATGACTGGGCAGAATCGCATAGGCATAACAACAGCCTCATCAGTGGAGTTTATTATATCGATGTTAATGACGAATCTGGTGCAATAACCTTTTTAAAAGATAAAAGTCATTATAATCTTTGGCCTGAAATGATCGACGTTGAAATTGATCAAACAAAATTAAATTTTTTTAATGCTCAAACTTGGGATGTTATTCCAAAGAAGAACGATCTTGTTATGTTTCCTTCTTTGTTATATCATTCAGTAAGTGAAAATAAATCAACCAAAATAAGGTATAGTTTAGCCTTTAATGTATTTCCAAGAGGAACATTGGGCGGTTCTATAAACACGTTAAAAATATGAAATGCGAACAAGGCGACATTGCCAAAATCATTATGAGCCTTCGTCCACAAAACATAGGCAAAACCGTTTTGGTAGAAAATTATATTGGACACTTTAAACAAGGTGAAGAATTTGATTTTCGTGGTATTATATGTAAAGCACAGATTACAGATCATTATTGGTGGATTAGCACCGACCACGGACTCCAAAATATGCTAGGCGATACACCCAAAGCATACATCCCGGACACTTGGCTTGAGCCTCTTCGTCCAAACAAACTTAGCCAAAAAGAAGAAGAAAAACTTGACTTAACTGCTTAACGGTAGCATAATTACCCTATGCGCTAGTAGCCAAGTGGAACGGCAGGAGCCTCTAAAACTCCAGAAGCGTGAGTTCGATTCTCACCTAGCGCACCAAAGGATTTATATGCAGTTTAAAACCAAAGAAGAAGCAGAAGCATTCGTTCGCAAGATCATGGGACCTCCTAAGCGTAGGCTAGAAGGTGCTGAACACGATCGAGTTTGGTTAATGCTGCAAATGACAGAACCGGTCAGAGAGACTAACAATCAACATAGCTGGTGTGCAGAATACAACATTGGCGGAATAATGTACGATGTGCATTATTTCCCAGAAGAAGATCCGTTTATAGAGCAGTATCTATAAATAGATGCGTGGGAAGGTCCCACAACCAACACTCTTTAAATGATAGGTACTTAGAGTGTGTACCGTAAAAGGAGAAAGTAATGATGTACGAATCAAAATTAGCCGCGGCTATCAAAGTTAAAGGCAAAGTCCTAAGAGAATTTAAGGACACCGTTTATGTTCCGTTTGGATCAGAATATTCAATACTACTTAAGAATCTACATACGACCCGTGCTGTCGTTAACGTATATATCGACGGTGATGATATGGTCCCTGGTGGCATTGTTCTTAACGCTGGACAAGAAGTCGACCTCGAGCGATCAGTCAAAAACGGCAATCTCACAGAAGGCAACAAGTTCAAGTTCATCGAAAGAACAGGCGCAGTGGAGCAACACCGAGGTGCCAAACTTGAAGACGGACTGGTAAGAATCGAATTCCAATTCGAACAGCCTGTTCGTCCAATTACCTGGACAACTAATACTGCCTATTACGGCGATAATAAAATCTACCCACAAGGCGGAATTCTGCGTGGATCTACAGCAGATTGGGCTGCACCGGCAGGATCAGTAACCTGTTCTGCAACTATGGATAGTTATAGTACAGCATCTGCTCAGGCATTTGTTAATCAAGTTAACGATGTTGGCATTACCGTTCCAGGTAGCAAGAGTGAGCAAAAGTTTACCACTACCTATGTAGGTGCATTAGAAAGTACTAAACATTCTATGGTGTTTAAGATTTTGGGAGGAGAAGCCGTTAAAGAAGCTGTTACGGTTAAACATAAACCAAAATGCGTAACCTGCGGTAAACAGAATAAGGCAACTGCTAAGTTCTGCGTAGAGTGTGGCACAGCACTAGAAATTTTTGCTTAATCTGTCCAAAGGGCCTTGACTGGCCCTTTTAATGGCACTATAATTAAATCGTTGTTTAAACTAATTGAAAAGACTCAGATGACATATTTCCTAAAACAAGGCAATTCATATACCGTTAGCAAAAAAGAATCTCTTGATCTTCATGAGCACCTACCTGCTGGCAATTATGTTATTAAGAAAAACGAAATGACTGGTCAATTGTATCTTGAAGCAATTGATAAATTTGCAATTGGTAGCAAAGTCTACGGAGACACTATTAAACGTGCAGATCGTATTCTTAATACATTTCAAAGTCGTCCTTCTACTACCGGTGTAATGCTTACCGGAGAAAAAGGTTCTGGCAAGACCTTGCTGGCTAAGATGCTGTCTGTAAAAGGCTATGAGCAAGACATTCCTACTATTGTAATTAATGCTCCTTGGTGTGGAGATTTGTTTAATGCGTTTATTCAAAGTATTGAACAACCGTTGATTGTAATTTTTGACGAGTTTGAAAAAGTATACGACGAACAAGAGCAAGAAGCTATGCTTACACTCCTTGACGGTGTGTATCCAACTAAGAAGTTGTTCGTGCTAACCTGTAACGACAAATGGCGTGTGAATAGTCATATGCGTAATCGTCCAGGCCGTATCTTCTATTCACTAGAGTACAAAGGTCTTGATGCAGATTTTATTCGTGAATATTGCCATGATAACCTTAAGGCTAAAGAGCATATCGAAAAGATTGTAGGTATTGCAGGAACTTTTGACGAGTTCAATTTTGACATGCTTAAAGCACTTGTTGAGGAAATGAATCGTTATAACGAAACTCCTCAAGAAGCAATGAGTATGCTTAATACCAAACCCGAATATGGTGACAGCTCTAGCTATACAATCAAGCTGGTCGTTAATGGCGAAGAAGTCAAAGACACTAGCTACGAGGAAAAAGAGTGGCACGGTAACCCGCTTAACAAGAGTGTTAGCGTTAGCTACAAGGTGGTTGAGCAAGAAGGTACTGATGAGGAAGTTTGGGATTGGGAAAGTGTTCGTTTTAGCCCTGCTGAACTTAAGAAAATCGATGCCAACGGCACTAAGTATGTCTTTACAAAAGACGATGGTGTGAGCTTGATCCTTACTAAGGTTAAGACCAAAGGTTACTCTTACTGGGATGCCTTTTAATAAATAACAAGTCCTGGACACGCGGACTTAAAAACGAGGTGGGAGACAGGTGGAAGCCCTGCACTTTTAAAGGAAAATAAAATGACAAAATAGATTGAATATGCTTGTAAGGATGTAGTGTTCCATTTTAATAAAAAACACTTAGAAGACCAAACCGTTCCCATGTGGGTCTTAAAATTTCATGGTGAAACATTGTATGTTAATCACGTAGACTGCTCAGTTCCTTGGAGTACTAAGGAAACACCTGATAATAGTCATACTAAAGGTAGCATCAAAGTCAAGGACGTATTGTTACGTGTCAATGACAACAACGAAGCTACAATCTCCACACTAACTATCTATGACAAATATCGACTTCGTAATCAGAAGTTAGGTATCACTCGAATTATGTTCAGTCCGGGTACGGCTTTTCATAAAGCTCTCCAAAAAAATGAGTTTAAACATAGTCCGTTTAAAACTATACAAGGTCGATGTAGTAGTTCGTTTGTCATCTGTGATCTATTAAACAAAGCAGAAGTCACAATGGCTGGATTAAAGTTTATGGGGCAGTTTAGGATTGTCAAACCAAACGAGAGTTATTTCCAAGAGTATGATGAAATTAAAGGAGATAACATTCCTGTAGACTATAGTCATCCTAGTACACCTTTTGAGTATTCATAAGATTGACAAATTTTTAAAAAGGCCTTAAAATAGTTAAATGATATTACATGCATTTGGTGATAGTTTTGTTTCGGGGTACCAGGACGATTTTATCCATATATTAGGATACGATCCTGGTCACGGAATGGAATTTGAAGAACGAGAAGAATATCTAAAATACAATGTAAGTTTTGCAGCATTAATTGCCAAACATCTTGGATTTAAATTTAAAAATTATGCAGAAAGAGGGAGTGGAAATTTTCCTCAGCTTGATAAATTAACAACAAGATTGCGAGCCGGAAAAATAAAATCTGGAAACATTGTATTATTTGGAATTACAACGCCAATTCGAGATAGACTTTTTTTTGCCGAAGATGTTAAAATTCATAATGAAGAATTAAGTGGACCAATTTTAATCGATAGAGAACTAATAACATCTCAAAGATTAGACAAAGTAATTGATTCTGATTATTTTTATATTCTTTGTATATTAGAACAACTTGAAAGAATTTTTGGAATAAAAATAATTAAATTTAATCTATTTGGAACACCTCCTCCCGTTCCTTATAATTTTATAAATTATATCAACGAAGGAACATTAATTGATATTTTAAATGATACATGGGGGCAAAAAATAAAAAATCAGTATCATACCAATATTGATGTTCCGGCGGGTTACGAAAATTTGTATACTTTGAAAAAACATCCGTCGATTGAAGGGCATAAAAAAATAGCATCTTGGTTTATTAATAATGTTAAACTATAATTGTTAAATATAAGTTATTGCTGTATGAAGCAGATAGAAAAGTGTTCTGGACGCGGGTTCGACTCCCGCCTGGTCCACCAGAGAGAGCATTAGAGAACCGTTACTAAGGGCTTTGGCCGCGGTGTAGCAGACGTCATGCTAGTGTTCTCCCTAATGGGCCAGTCAAGGTTTCGACAGGGCAAAGAGTAAGGAAGTGGACAGCACGGGAATGTGAAACCCGTAGGGTTGGGGGAACCCGGCCGAAGAAGCAAAAAAAGTAAACGCAAACGATACACGTTTCGCATTAGCCGCTTAAGGCTTTGGGTAGCCATACCTCGAAACAGAAAATGGTAAAAATGGCGTCTTTTGACGCCATTTTTTATTGCATCTGCACAAGTAAGACTATATACTTGCTAATGATCAGTGTTACTACTGATTATTTTTCTGTCGTGTTGTTATAGGTTTAATACAAAAAGTTATCACACACGATTACACATAAGAGGATATTATATGAAGAAAATTGCATTAGCAACTCTGTTGGCTCTAGCTGTAGGTTCAGCTTCGGCCGTTGAAGTAAGAGTAGAAGGTCAGGACGCAGATGGCAAAAACGGTACTGCTAGTCAGAACGTTGTTGAATTAAGCGTTAAAGAATCTATCACTAAAAACTTCGCAGGAGATGTTACCTTTAAGCAATATCGTACGGACGGTACTCACGCTCTAGCAAATCGTGTTGAAGCAGGTGTTACTGCATCAAGCACATACGGCGCATTCACACCCTACACTCGTGTAGCAATTGGTGAAAAATACGCAAGCGGAGCAGCCGGTTATGGCTATTGGTCTGCTGAACCAGGTCTTGGTGTTGCACTAGGAAGCGGTGTTACTGCTAGCCTAGGATGGAGATACCAAAACGCATTTAGCGATAGCCAAAATGACCAAACACGTACATGGCGTGCCAAGGTAGGGTATGATGTAACTGCAAAAGATAACGTTTATGTTGGCTTTGACCAAATCCGTGGTGACAGCGAACAAAATGTTGCCAAGGTTGGTTACATTCATCGTTTCTAATTCAATTAGATTCACCCAAGGCCCTTCGGGGCCTTTTTTAACCTATTGAATTTATTGCTTATTGATTTTTCCTATAAGCGTTATTAAAATAATTTCAGAAAAAACCTATTAATTTGCTTGATTAATAGGATAATTAAATGTATAGTAAGTGCATAGGACAATATGTCTTACGTAGTTTTCAAACACAGACAAGGAGATAAAATGAAAACGGTTGGTAATAAAATTGAAAAGTTTGCCGTAACAGGCGTTAACCCAGGTAAGGATGATTTCTTTACTATTACAGACGAAAGCTTCGCTGGCAAGTGGAAAGTAATTGTTTACTATCCAAAGGACTTTACATTCGTATGTCCAACTGAAATCGTTGCCTATGATAAGTTGGCAGGTGATTTCAAAGACCGTGACGCAGTATTGCTAACAGGTTCAACAGACAATGAGTTCTGTAAACTTGCCTGGCAGAAGGCTCATCCAGATCTTGCCAAGATCACACACGTTCAGTTTGCTGACACACAACGTGGTGAGTTGTCATTGATTGAGCAACTTGGTGTATTCTATGCTCCAGCAGGTGCCGCACTTCGTGCAACATTCATTGTTGACCCAGACAATGTTATTCAACACGTTACCGTAAACAACTTGAACGTTGGTCGTTCACCAGAAGAAACATTGCGTATTCTTGACGCATTGCAAACTGGCGAACTATGTGCATGTAACCGTGCAGTCGGCGGCGAAACTCTTTAAGGACTAATATGTTAGAATGTTTGATTCTAGGCGATAGCCTTGCAGTTGGTGTGGGACAAGTTCGTACAGAATGTGCGACCTATGCTAAGTCGGGTATTAATAGTTACGACTATGTAAATCGTCATGTATTCAATACCGGCGGTAATAATGAAGCTAAAAGTATTATTATTAGCCTAGGATCAAACGATCTTAAGAATATTAATACTTTTGAAGAGCTTGATACACTTAGACATTTAATAAAAGCAGACAGAGTCTATTGGATTATTCCTGCTATTAAAGAAGAGAAACGTCAGGCTGTTCAAAAAGTAGCTGAGAAATATAAAGATTTTGTCATTGATGCCCGGCAACATCAACTTAGTGCAGACGGTGTTCATCCAACCGGCAAAGGATATAAATCAATAGCGGAGAAAACAAAATGACACAATGGGTAGACACACTTAAAGAAGGCTTACCAGAATATGCCAAGGATACAAAACTAAATCTGGACGCAGTAATTAAACGCAGTTCGTTGCCAGTTGAAGAAGCAGAAGGTTGCGCACTAGCGGCAGCTATGTCAACAGGTAACGGAAAACTGATCTCTTACATCATGAGCAACATTGCTGATGAGAAAGAACGTGATGCTGCTATGACTGCTGGTTCACTAATGGCACAAAACAATGTATGGTATCCATATGTTGAAATGGTTGGCGGTGACCTGGAAGGTATTCCGCCGCAGCTAAGAATGAACGCAATTGCCAGCCATGGCGGTACAACTAAGGCTCGATTTGAAAGTTATAGTTTGGCCGCAAGCATAGTTGGTAAATGCCATTTCTGTGTCAAGGCACATTATGATACATTGAAACAAGAAGGTTATTCAGTTGACCAGCTTCGTGACATTGGCCGTATTGCTGCCGTGATTAATAGTCTTGCTAAGGTGTTAAACGGCTGATGGCCTTTTAATGATTATCAGTATGGTTTTTATGGTGTTTCTATAATATAATAACGATACATACTAATGCAGTATGTTATTACAAAGGAGAAATACTATGTGGACAAAACCAGAAGCAGTTGAAATGCGTTACGGTTTCGAAGTTACAATGTATGTAATGAATCGATAACATAGCAATTTAAAAATCCCGCTCAGGCGGGATTTTTTTTGGCCGCAACAAACATATATTAAATATGGTATGAGAAAAACATTTGATGTAATAATGGTAACCGATACGGCCACACACCCTAATTGGTCAAGAGGTTATGGAGCCCATAGACTTGCCAGCCATATGAGAAGTCACGGTTTTTCTGTTCTTGTGATTGATTTTTCATCGGCAATGAATTTTGATATTTGGAAACAAATATGCAATTATGCAATTGGCGAAAATACTCAAATGATAGGGTTCTCTACAACTTGGTGGCCATATCGAAACCCGTTTGATAATTCTGATACTCCAAATTTTAGAAGATGTAATGTTGAGTGGCAAACAGAAACAGGCGAAAATGATGATATTGATCCTACATCACTAACTTATCACGCAGCCACAGGAAAAGCAAAACCTTGGATTGATATAATTAAAGAAAAAAATAAAAAAATTAAAGTAGTTATAGGTGGCCCAAAAATAGACTATTACAAAGATTTTCCTGCTGATTATTTTATAAATGGATTAGGTGAAAATCAAATACTTGACTTGCTTACACAACCAAAAAGAATCTGGCCAAAAGTATTAGAGCACGATATAAACTCAAATGCAAGAGAATGGGGTTGGAGAGAAAGCACCACGGTCTACACAGACTTTGATCAAATTAAACCAAACGAAATTCTTACTTTAGAAATAGCCCGCGGTTGTAAGTTTAAATGTAGTTTTTGTTCGTTTCCTTTGATAGGACAAAAAGACATCGCTAGTTATCTCAAAACAGAAGAAACCATTTATCAAGAAATGTTAGACAACTATAATAAATGGGGTACTACTAGATATTTTATTGCCGATGACACCTTTAATGATTCTATAGAAAAATTAGAAATGGTAGCAAGAATTAAATCAAAATTACCTTTCGATTTAAAGATTAAAGCCTATATAAGAATTGATGTAATTGCAACACAACGAGAGCAATTAACACTTTTACCAAAAACAGGACTGGCTTCGTGTTTTATAGGAATCGAATCGTTTCATCCAGAAGCTAGTAAATTTGCTGGTAAAGGTATGAGTGCCGATAAAAGAAAAAAAGTTTTATACGACATAAGAGATACGTGGGGTGATAGCGTGTCTTTAAATGCAGGATATATCGTTGGGTTGCCTGGCGAGGATGAAGCATTTGTTCGTGAACAAGCCAAATGGTTTATGCAAAAAGATTGTCCTATAAATTATGCAGCATCTTTTATTGGGTTAGTCATTAACCCATACCGTCCAGGATCTTATATTGCAGGCAGTGAGATTGATAGAAACCCAGAGGCATTTGGGTACACCATTCCGGACATGTCAAAACCCAATCACTGGATCAAAAATGACGGAACAGATATAACTTCTTATATGCAGGCCCAAAATTTAGCCAACGAACTTAACAGGCAAGTTTGGGCTGTCAATCGAGGCGAAGAAGATAATGTGGATTACAAGATTGCAGGCAGTATACAAGATCCAAAAAATGAATATTTCATTCCGTTGATTGAGATGCTTAAATCTCTTGACATTAACCAAAATTGATACTATAATATATTTTGTATTAAACAAATTTGGTGAAACATGAGTATGCATTTAGAAGGTCCGTGGCTTAGTACCACCGGCAAGAAAAAAGGCAAGCAAAAATTTCGTAATGCTGAACAAGCAAGAAAGGCTCGTGAATTGGACGAATCTTGGAAAGAGCTTCAAAAGAAATGGGGCATAGAGGCCGAAGAACGCAAACGTAAGCGTGGTCTCGAAGCTCCGGTTATGACTCCTGTGGTTACTCAACCTTATCGAAGAGAAACACCACGAATCAATAGTTTACCTTTTACAGCCGGTCCTTGTCTAAAGGCACCTGACAAGGTTTATACTGGAACGGCTATCAAAGGCATTGGTACTATGCATAAGAGTAATGCTGTACCAATCTTCAGTGATAAAGAAGCTGAAGATATTGCCAAAATGCGTCGATAATTACCTATTTTAGCCGATGATTTTGGATAAGATGGTATATATTACTACGTTTCGCAAAGAAACTAAGATAGTTGGATCATCATTGATGCACGTAAGTGAGATGATCCGGCGGGTCTTGGCTAATGAGAAACCCGTATTTTCGGGATGCCAAGGGTCGCCAAAGGCACATAGGTTATGAGACTATGCGTCCGATGGAGACAACTACACGAAAGTAGGGTTCTTTCAGAGCCTCGTGAAGTTAAACTCCCTTAATGTAATGTTGTTGCGGTGCAGTAATGCACTAACATAACACCAAGTCAAAGGAGGACTTATGGAAAAAGTAGTTAAATTTACAACCTGTCTGATTGGGTTGATGTTAGTATCACTTTTGGTTCAAAATGTTACACAAGCCAAAATGACTAAACTTCGTACAACTACATTGGCTGAATCGCCATCAGTAGTATCAATTAAAACCGTTGAACGTAATCTCGATTGCATGGCAATGAACATTTATAGAGAAGCCGGTTACGAACCTTTTGAAGGAAAAGTAGCGGTAGCACAAGTAACTATGAATCGAGTTAAATCCGGACGTTTTGGCAATGACGTTTGCGGAGTGGTTTATCAAAAGAATATAATTATGGAAAAAGTTGTATGCCAATTCTCATGGGCATGTGACTCTGCGGCAAAGGCAAGGCCAGTAAATCATGCCGCTTACCAAGAAAGCTATGAAGTAGCTAAAAAAGTTCTTTTAGAAGGGTTTTCTTTAAGTGTATTAAAAGATGCTCTCTATTATCATGCCGCTTATGTTAATCCAAGATGGCCATTAGAAAAGATTGGTCAAATTGGACAACATATTTTTTATAAACCAAAATCTAATAGCAAGGACATTTAAAAATGAATTTACCTACTATGCCAAAATTTGATCTTAATCAAGTTAAAGAATTTTTTGTTAATAAGTTTAGCCATATTTCAGCAGAAACATTTGGTTGGATGGCTGTTATTGTTTTACATGCTTCAACCGTTCCGAGTTTACTTGCAGTAATGAGTGGACTAACGGATCGACTACCTGGAGTAGATTTAGTATTGTTAGTTTGGACTGGTCTTACTTTACTTTTTGTTAAGGCGGCTGTTCAAAAAGACATGCTCAATTTAATTACTATCGGTTTTGGATTTATTCTACAAGCCGTAATGATGGCGTTAATCTTCTTTAAGTAAATTGGCAAACATCACCGTTGACTTTGGTTGGCGGTGGTGCTATACTAATAATGTCGTAATTCACACACAGAAAGGCAGTTATGAAAAAGGCTCTTATTATTGCTCCGTTGGTAGCAGCCCTTGTTGGTTGCGCTGGTATGAAAGATATTGAAGAACGCAAGACTTATGCTCAACCTAGTTGGTATCAAGATTGCGCACAAGCTGGAACAGAAGGTTGGTTCTGGTGGTCAAAAGATTATGCATACGCCTGTGGCGCAGGTGAATCAATTCACGCACAAGCCGCAGAAGAACAAATGTATGCAATTGCTATGAACAACTTTGCCAAACGTATTAACAGCGAAGTAAACAGCAATACCGATATCATTTTTGATAACGATAAAAAGACTACATACACTAAAATTTCTTACGTTGTTAAGAACACAACTATCCGTGAACACCTTCAACGTGAAGTTGGTCATTTTACTATGAGTGGTCGTCATTACACTTTTGTTCGTTTGAAAATGCCTAAGGCAGTTTTTGATCAGTTGATTGCCGAAGCCAAAGAACAGAAAGTTGCGGGACGATAATGCATCCCTACACCGTGAAGAACTATCTGTGGGCTGTAATAATTTTGATGTTTATCATTATTGCACTCACAGGTTGTTCGTCGACACCCCAGGTACAGGCCAAGAAGCCGCAATATTGTTATACCGAACAAACTATTCAAACAAAGAATGGTGAAAAGGTTAACAGCACAACTACCGTCGAATGTACTGACGATCAAATTAAACGACTAACCGCCAAACGTTTGGGCCTAGCACCTAACTGCGGTGAGTTTACATATTGGATGCAGATTGGAGGCAAGAATGTTCAACGGACTGGTATCAGTTGTCAAAAACTGGACGGTAGTTGGGAGATTGTTAATACTTCTGGTACTTAGTACAATGCCAATGGCGTTGAAATTAACAATCCAAAATTCTTTGATTATCGAGGCGGTTCGTGGGCCAACCAACTAATTGAAATGTCGTTTGGTTGGTTTAAAACTCTTGACAAAGAACAATCGGCAGTCTATAATCAAAGTATTACTCATGCCGTTATGTATGCCGAAAACGGTCAGGCTGTTACTTGGTATCAAAATGATGCCAGTGGTGTTTCTGTTCCCGTAATGACTTGGCCGGTATCAGACGGGTATTGTAGACGTATGCATATCCAAGTAATTGCATACAACGTAGAGAAAACAATGGCTGCAACTGCCTGTTTCTCAAATAGTAGCAATTATTGGAGATGGTTTAACTAATAAATATTATTTCATGAAAATAACTTTTAGCGATAAACTAATAGCTTGGCTAACTTTATTCAGCGGATTATCAATTTCCGCTGTCGCCGTTTATTATAGCGTAGCGGGTCTAGTTTCTATATTCGCCGCTGCCGCTATACCTATTATGATTATGGGTGTGGCATTAGAAGTTAGCAAATTAGTTGCCACCGTATGGATAAAATGGAATTGGTCTCGAGCCCCTAGACTAATTAAGGTTTATCTCATGATAGCTATCACCATTTTGATGATGATTACATCAATGGGTATATTTGGCTACCTTTCAAAAGCACACCTAGACCAAGCGGTTCCTACAGGTGATGTTGCCGATAAGGTTTCACTTATCGATGAAAAAATAAAAACACAAAAGGAGAACATCGATGCTGCTCGAAAGGCTCTTAAACAAATGGACGAATCTGTTGACCAAGTTATGGCAAGATCAACAGACGAAAAAGGTGCAGACAAAGCCGCTGCCTTGCGAAGAAGTCAAGCAAGAGAAAGGTCACAATTACAAAATGATATTGCAAAGGCCCAGAAAGAAATATCTGTTCTCAACGAAGAACGTGCTCCAATCGCCAAGGAACTCCGTAAGGTTGAAGCTGAAGTCGGACCAATCAAATACATCGCTGCCCTCATTTATGGCGACAACCCCGACCAAAATCTCTTAGAATCAGCCGTACGATGGGTAATCATTATTATTGTTATAGTATTTGATCCTTTGGCAGTTATTTTATTATTGGCTAGCCAATATAGTTTCCAATGGTTTCGCGAAGCAGATGAAGATGAAATGCGTGAGGAATATGATTTTTCCGAAGGAACTATTGGACCAGTAATAAAAAATGATGAACCACAAGAACCAGAACCAGTAGAAACGGATTATAAAGAAAGTGCGTGGCCTTTCAAAGTATCTTCTGACCCTCATCCCGTAGGATGGATGTATCCTAAACATGCTGATATTCAAAATTATCATGTAGAAGATGCCGACGATGAAGAATTTGATAATGAAGAAATAGACGAAGATGATCCTGGTGATACCGATGCTGTAAAAGATGCTAAAGCTCGATGGAAACACGACCATCCAGGGAGTTCTTTAAAGCAACAACGTAGATTATTAGAAAACGGTATTATTGATCATCTACCTTGGGAAGATTATTTAAAACCTGAAGCTGATATTGCTGCCGAAGAAGCTAAAAAATGGGCTGAAGAAAATCCAGAAACTGAAGAGGCAACAGAAGCAAAGGAATGGGCCAATGAAAGAATGGACGAACGTCCAGGTGACTACATTCCAGCAAAAGAAACCTATATGGAAAATGTTGACGGCACACAGGTTACTAAAACAATTGAAGGTTATCATCAAAACGAAGAACAAACTCAATCTACACTTTGGAATAAAATTCAACAGGCCAAAAAATGACTAATTCGGTAATTGTTGTAACACCTCCAGACGACACATTATTAGACGGAGTGAGGATAGCATTAGTAGATCTTGCTCCGGATCAAACACAAATAATTTCAGATTCCTTAAAAGAAATTAATAATAACAATCGAGTCATTTTATACTATTGGAAAATGGGTAATCCTGTAGACTGGTTACTGAACATAAAACCTAAAGCCGATCTTATTATTTTTAATGCAGATGCACAGGCAAATGGTGCTATTGAACTAATAATTGGTTATATGGCAGCACAATCAAATTCGTACTACTTCGGTACCCTAAGAGATCTAAATAAAGTCAATGACTCTGTCATTTATTCAAAGGAAGATTTAAAAGAATTACTTTTAACAACATTGGAAAATTATGAAACACAACACTCTCACAGGTAATAAGGTTTTTGTAAAAGACGGTGAACCATTTGAAAAGGCTCTAAGACGTTTTAAGAAAAAAGTCGAGGATAGTGGACTTATGGAAGACCTTCGAAAAAAAGAATGTTATTTAAAACCTAGCGTTCTTAGAAAAACACAAAAATCCGCTGCCAGAGCAAGATGGCTCAAAAAGATCAGAGATAATCAGTTACCTAAAAAAATGTATTGACACTTTGTCAGAAAGGTAGTATAATATTTGTATGAACACAGATATTATGATTGACTTGGAAACGCTAGACGTTCTCCCATCCGCTACTATACTAACTATCGGAGCAGTTAAATTTGATCCGTTTGGTATGGACATTCAAGAACCCGCAATGGAAAAATTCTATGTAAGAGTAGATATTGATAGTTGCGATAGATTAGGTTGTACCGTTAGTCAAGCAACCTTGGACTGGTGGTCACAACAGGCCCAAGCGGCACAAGACGAAGCATTTGATCCCTCAGGAAGAATCGATATTGTTGATGCTATGAATCAACTTTATAAATTCTGTTGGGGCGGTAAACGTGTATGGAGTCACGGTGCTGGATTTGATGTTATTATTTGCGAACATCTATTTCGAAAAATTGGCAAAGCAGTTCCTTGGCAATTCTGGGAAGTTCGAGATACACGAACATTATTTGACATCGGAATTGATCCAAATAGACCCCCTGTACTAAAACATCATGCCTTAGAAGATGCATGGAATCAAGCAGTTGGAGTACAAAACGTATTTCAAAAATTGCGTAGTTCTACAATGTATGACGGTAAGATGATTACTCCTTTTGCTAATCAAAGATAATTATGAGAATTGAAGAAGACATTAAACTTGATTTTAAAGATGTTCTGATTCGTCCTAAACGCAGTACTCTTTCTAGTCGCAAAGAAGTAAACTTAAAACGTACATACAAATTTAAGCATAGCGGTACAGAGTGGACAGGAGTCCCTGTTATGGCTGCTAACATGGATGGCGTAGGTACTTTGCAAATGGCTCATGCGCTATATGAGCATAAAATGTTTACTTGCTTAGTAAAGAACATTGACACTTTATATCTTCAAACTACTACCGAAGATATTGGCGGAAATTATTTTGCTGTAAGCACAGGAACAAGTGACAATGACTTCGAACGCCTGAGCAGAATTCTTAAAGACTATCCAGCAATTCATTTTATTTGCATTGATGTAGCTAATGGTTACAGCGAACATTTTGGAGATTTTGTCTCAAGAGTTCGCAATGCGTGGCCTACGCATACAATTATTGCAGGTAATGTTGTTACTGCGGATATGACACAGGAACTTATTTTAAGAGGAGCAGACATTGTCAAAGTTGGAATCGGACCAGGGTCGGTATGTACGACTAGGATACAAACTGGGGTTGGCTACCCGCAACTTTCTGCAATCATTGAGTGCGCTGATGCGGCTCATGGGCTCGGTGCCCATATCATTGCTGATGGCGGTTGCACTTGCCCAGGCGATGTGGCTAAGGCATTTGGAGCAGGCGCAGACTTTGTCATGCTGGGCGGGATGCTAGCCGGACACGACGAAGGCGGCGGAAAAGTCGAAGACGGAATGGTTACATTTTACGGAATGAGCTCGGATACCGCAATGAATAAACATCACGGCGGAGTAGCTGAATATCGTAGCAGTGAGGGCAGGACCGTAAATATCAAATATAAAGGACCTGTAAATTCTACGGTTCTTGATTTATTAGGCGGTTTGCGTAGTTGTTGCACATATGTAGGAGCAGCTAGTCTTAAACAATTAAGTAAATGTACCACATTTATTAGAGTAAACCGCCAAATAAATGACGTTTTTATTACCTAAATTTAAATATTTTTAAAATCTCGGTGATAAATATTTTTGTTAGCGTACCAGGTGGGCGTTAACAGGGGCAAAGGGCCCAAACAGATCTTACTTTAAAAGGAGATGACTATGTCTAAGATCATCGGTATCGACTTAGGTACCACAAATAGTTGCGTGGCCGTAATCGAAAACGGCAATTCTAAAGTTATTGAAAATAGCGAAGGCGCAAGAACAACACCCTCAATCGTTGCTTACACACAAGATGAAATCCTTGTAGGTGCTACGGCAAAACGACAAGCAGTAACAAATCCAAAGAATACAATTTATGCAGCCAAGCGTTTAATTGGACGTAAGTTCAAAGAACAAGCTGTACAGAAAGACATCGACCTAATGCCATATGAAATTATGGAAAGTAAAAATGGTGATGCATGGGTTCGAGCACAAGGCAAAGAACTAGCACCTCCACAGATTAGTGCTGAAGTTCTACGTAAAATGAAAAAGACTGCCGAAGACTATCTTGGTGCAGAAGTTACACAAGCAGTTATTACGGTTCCTGCATATTTTAATGATCAACAACGTCAAGCAACTAAAGATGCAGGACAAATTGCTGGACTAGAAGTTCTTCGTATTATTAATGAACCAACAGCAGCCGCATTGGCCTACGGTGTTGACAAACAAGATAAATCCGATCGCAAGATTGCAGTATACGACTTAGGTGGCGGTACATTTGACGTATCTATCATTGAGATTGCTAACGTAGACGGTGATAAACAAATTGAAGTTCTATCAACAAACGGTGATACATTCCTAGGCGGTGAAGACTTTGACCAACGCATCATGGATTACCTATGCGACGAGTTTAAGAAAGAACAAGGCATCGACCTAAAGAAAGATATGCTTGCCTTACAACGTCTAAAAGAAAGTGCTGAAAAAGCTAAGATTGAATTGTCTAGCTCTGCTAGCACAGATGTTAACTTGCCATACATTACAGCAGACGCAAGTGGTCCTAAACATATGAACGTTAAGATTACTCGTGCTAAGTTTGAATCAATGGTTGAAGACCTAATCAATCGCTCATTAGCGCCTTGCCGTCAAGCTATGCAAGACGCAGGCGTGAGTGCCTCCGATATTGACGAAGTTATCTTAGTTGGCGGACAAACTCGTATGCCTAAGGTGCAGGAAGAAGTTGAAAAACTATTCGGCAAAGCACCACGCAAAGATGTTAATCCAGACGAGGCAGTTGCTGTTGGTGCTGCTATCCAAGGTGCTGTGCTAGGTGGTGATCGCAAAGACGTTCTATTGCTAGACGTTACTCCATTAAGTCTGGGTATTGAAACCCTTGGCGGTGTGATGGCAAAGATCATTCAAAAGAACACAACTATTCCTACTAAAGGACAACAAACATTCTCTACAGCAGAAGACAATCAACCAGCCGTTGATATTAAAGTGTTCCAAGGAGAGCGTGAGCTTGTTCAACATAACAAACTGCTAGGCGAATTTAAGTTAGACGGAATTGTTCCTGCTCCACGAGGCATTCCACAAGTTGAAGTAACCTTTGATATTGATGCAAACGGAATCATGCACATCAGTGCTAAAGATAAGTCAACTGGCAAAGAAAATAAAATTACTATTAAATCGGATAGTGGTCTAAGCAAAGAACAAATCGATGAGATGATTCGTGATGCTGAAGCTAATGCTGACGCTGACAAGAAAGCACGTGAACTTATTGAAACTAAAAATTCTGCAGAATCTCAAATTCATCAAGTTAAAAAAGATCTTGAAGAATTCCGCAGTGAACTTACTGAAACAGAAATTGCTGATATTGAAAAAACAATTACAGATGTTGAAACTGCCGCTAAAGGTGACAGCGTAGATGCTATTAAAACAGAATTAGAAAAAGTTGTTCCAGCAATGTCAGTGCTTTTACAAAAACGTCAGCAAAAAGAGCAACCTCAAACTCCAGACGCTTCTGCTAATCCAGAAGATAACGTAGTTGATGCTACATTTACTGAAACTAAAAAAGATTGACACACAGACAGAAAGATGTTTAAATAATATTAGCGGTACCTAAATGGGCCGCTAATGAGCAAAGAGCTCAATTGTTCTTACTTTATAAGGAGACTAATATGAACAATCAACTTGCAAGACTAGATGCTATTAATAGAGCACTAATTGGTTTCGATCAAATGTTTGATCAAATGGAAAGACGATTCGCTAACAGCGTTTCTAATAATTATCCTCCGCACAACATTTTAAAAATGGGAGATAATGAATATTCAATTCAGTTAGCAGTAACTGGCTTTGAAAAAAATGAAATTGCTGTTACCGTAGAAAACAATATTCTTATTGTTAAAGGTGAAAGTATGACAACAGACTATGCACCTGAACAATATCTGCATCGTGGTTTAGCAACACGTGACTTTGTTAAAGAATTTCCTCTTGCAGAACACATTGAAGTTGTTGGTGCAGAAACAAAAAATGGTATGCTTACTATCAAATTAGTTCGCAATATTCCAGAATCTGCAAAACCAAAGATCATTGACATTGTAGAGGTTAAGTAATAACATGTGGGGGGAAACCCCCACATAAATTGGAGAAACTATGGGAACACTAACCGACATCGAAATTGATGAAAAAATAAAAGTTACAATTCAACCTCCAAAGTTATGGAAAGTTATATTTTTTAATGACGACCAAACACCTATGGATTTTGTTGTAGAATTATTGGTAAACATTTTTAAACATAACGAAAATAGAGCAAGAGATCTTACTTTAGAAATTCATAATACAGGAAGTGCAGTTGCAGGAATTTATCCTCATGAAATTGCTGAACATAGAGGATTAATGGCAACTCAAGTTTCTCGAACAAACGGTTTTCCATTACAAATACAGGTGGTAGAAGAATGAGCTTAAGAGAAATCACAAAAGATTTACATCATGAAGCAGAAACAACAAAATTTGCTAAAGAATTACTTAGTGGTAAAATTGGTGGTAAGAAATATGTAAATTATCTTTACAACCTATTAGCAATTTATGATCCAATTGAATGGTATGCAAGTCGTCAGGGCATGTTTGAAAAAATGCCGTATTTGCCAAGACTTAAACATATTCATGCAGATTTTAAAGAATTGGACGACGGCGGCTATTTGTATCTAACTCCGTCTACATTAGAATATCAAGCGTATTTGCATAAGTTAGGTAATGACCCAGAACGCAAACATTTGATTAAAGCGCATTTATATTGTCGACATATGGGCGATTTAAATGGCGGGCAAATCATTAAAAAACAAGTAGCTCATATCAGTAGTGGTAAGTTTTATGATTTTAATGATGCAGATACATTAAAGGTACAGATTCGTCAAGAGCTTACAGACGACCTCGGTGATGAGGCTCGTTTGGCATTTGAATATGCTATTCGAATGATGAAGGATCTCTATGACGGAGAGTAATGTTTGGAATACGTTAATTGGAATCCAACAATTACTTGAAGACTCGTTTAACAGAACAGGCACCGAAATACAGGAGCCTGGAATGGATAGGTTTAATCAGCCTGGTTGGGTCAATCGTGTGTGGTCCAGCGATGCTTATCGTCGTGCTCACATTGATGTAGTAGACGCTAGAGAAACCAAAGGATTGTGGATGATGCATTGTTGCATTTTCCCTCATATTCATAACTCTGCTCCTATATTTGGTTTTGATGTAATAGCAGGAAAAAACAAGATCACAGGCTGTTTCATAGACTACAGCCCAACTACTAACAAACAGCATCCTATGATAGATTATTTTGCTGAAGAAGTTACTAGATACGAGTGGATCCGCAAACGTGAATTACCCGACTGGGCACAGCGTATTTTTAGCTCTAGTATGGTAG